TCAATCTTTTTTATATTTGTTAGGAGTGAATTTTTGTTTTGCTAATTGTTTTGCCATGCGCATTGAGTTTTCAAGAGAAATACGAATCATTTCTTTTGTATGTTCATCGATTGGTTCTCCATCAAACATTAATGCTTCTTCACTATTATCTAATTCTTCTAATGTTTTTTCTAAATCACGTGCAATATCGCGTTCTTCCTTAGAAGTTAATACAACATTCGCTGGTTTGTTTAAATAACCTATTTCTTCTAACAGATCAGCTTTATCTTTGTTTATCGCTTTAGCGATTTGAGCAATGACAGCTAAAGTAGGTTCAACAGGCTTGCCATTTCTAGGGTCAACGCCCTTTTCTAATTTATCTATGTAAGAATGGCTTAGTTGAGAACGGTTAGCTAATTCTCTTAGTGAAAGATTGTGTTCTTGACGATACTCACGGATTATCATACCTAAAGTTTTCATATGCTGTACCTCCTTGAATACAATTGTAATCTATTGATTACAAAAAAGCTAAAAAAAACCTGTACTACATAGTTGACATATATGTATTCAATGGAGTACAATTCGAATTGTAATCAAATGAATACAGGGGGGTGGTTAAATGAACTATGTAGCAAAAATTCGTAAACAGTTAAATATGTCACAAGAAGTCTTGTCTAAGAGGGCGAAAGTGTCTAGACCATATTTATCTAATATTGAGAACTTAAAAGTTCAACCTTCAGTCGGTGCGGCAATTAGAATATCTAAGGCGTTGAATAAACGAGTAGAAGATATTTTTTTAGATAAAACGTAAACCATGGTGTACAAATGGTGGTGAAAAAATGACAGCAACTAACATGGCAGTACCAACAGATCAGCAGCATACAAATATAGAAAGCACTTCAAGAGGTGACACCATGAGCCAACAAGAAGAATATGCAGCGTCTTATGAATTTGGGAAAACAAAAGTTTATGTAGTGGCTCCTGAGCCGAAACCACAAAAGGAAATTGATAAAATCCTTAAATCATATTACAAGGCTGGTTGGGCCATCATCGATGAATTGCAAACAAAAGAAAACATTGAGGAATAGTTCCTCTCTTTTTATACAGAAAATAGACGAGTCATGCGTGTACTAATAATTTTAATACTTTAACAACTTAATATGGAGGCGAACGAATATGGGAACAAGCATATATTGTAATTCATCAATAGGTACGCTATTGCAAGGAGCTAGAGAGTGTTGTGAAGACGAAACACTAACAACTAAGAAAGGACTTGCAGCGCATCTTGGGATTACATATGAACGCTTGAAAAATATTGAATCTGGTATTTCACAAGTTCCATTTGAATTAGCGATGGATTGGTGTGATGCAACGAAAGCACCGTTAAACAAACAAGCGATTAAACATATTTATGGTGTTGGTTTACCGCCTACTGATCCACGTTTAACAGAAGATGTGAACTTACAGCTTATGAATTACGTTAAACAAGCTGAGGACGGTATTAAAGCAGCAAAAGAGATTATGAAATTACAAGTTACAACAAGGTCTTGGCAAATGAATGACTCAAAAAAGAAAGAGTACGCGCAGCATGCCACAGAGGTATACGACATGATACAAGCGACCCAATGTGTTGTGCAAGCATTAGAGGGTGAACATCCCGGATTGCTTGAGGAAGTAAGAGGTAATTGGTTAAGGAAAGCTATTTCAGATAATGTGGTTGTTCATTCGATTGATAAGTTATTGAAGTTATCAAAAGTGATGTAAGGAGGAATAACAATGACAGTAGATTATATAAATCCTAGTTTAGAAGAGTATAAAAAGTTAGTTCGTCTTGACGCAAAGCTAGCAGGTGAAATTAAATTAGCGGAAACATTTGCTGAGGATGAAAACTTAGAGGAATTAAAAAGAGAGAAGAAGCTAATTGGCATTCGAATCAAAATTATAGAAGCTTCATTCGTTTTAAAACATAAATGGGCAAAAGAAAAAGCTACCGCCTAGACAACAGTAGCCTTAACAAAACTATTCTATAGCAATTATAACATTATATAAATCACTTGGACAAGCACTGTGCTTGTCGTTATGACCAGAAAGGAATTGTTACCTCTCATCCCCTTACAATAAGCCTTTCTGGTTGTAACGATGCGTACAGCATCAATTGACAATAGAAAGAGGTGAGACCTTTGAAAACTCAATATAACCGTTTAGCGGAATTAGTTCTTCCCAAAGACCTTGAACTTGCAAATAAGTTACACGATTGCATGGTGAAATATGTTCACAACATCTTTAATGCTAAATCGAAAGAAGAAGCTGATCGTTGGGATGAAGAGTTAATTCGTTGTTCAAAAGACTTCATGAAGCTTCGCGAAGCAAAACAAGATTATGAAGCTTCTAAAAGTTACCGTGTAATAATAACGGATTTTCGAGCGAGAGGAATTAATGCTTCATTAGTTACTCGAAAGAAATAAAAAAATCTATCACTTGGCAGAGTGATAGATCAATAAATAGCTTTAATAATTTTAGTTAGGATAATCATACCAAATTAGAGGCCGCATAACAATGGAGCGTGTTGTATGCTTTTAGATAAATCGTTACATAGAGTGTTGCTGAATTCTAACATATTTCAGCAAGTGACATCAGAGCAACACCTAATTTACTTAGTAAATCAATATCTCAAAACAGGATACAAGAATTATCGCTTATTGCGTGTAGAGGACGGATTTGCGATATGTAAACGGGAGGATGAATAATATGGCAGTTTATAGACCAGTACATGTTTCATTTTGGCAGGATTCATTTGTTTTAGATCTTACACCTGAGGAAAAATATTTCTACTTATATTTGATGACAAACAGCAAGACGTCTCAATCAGGAATCTACGAGCTTCCACTTCGTATCATTGAAACTGATACAGGGTATAACCGTGAAACAGTTATGAAACTATTAGAGCGTTTTGCTGAGTATGGAAAAATTAATTATAACCAAAAAACAAAAGAATTGTTCTTAATCAATTGGTTAAAATTCAACCCAATTAAAAATGTAAACATTGAAAAGTGCGTTTTAAAAGAAATTCAATCTGCGAAGGACCATGATTTTTTAGTTGATTTCTATGAAACTTGTTTGCAATTAGAGCGAGAGCAAGGTTTTAAAATCCCTCGTATTAAGGAGTATTTATCGGTCCGTTTGGAGGGGCTTATAAGGGGCTTCCAAGACCCTATCAAGGAAGAAGAAAAAGAAAAAGAACAAGAAAAAGAACAACAACAAGAACAACAACAAGAACGCGTAGGCGCGGAAGAAGTCGTTGAGGTTAATCCAATTTCTTTCTACGAACAAAACTTCGGACTGATTACACCTTTTATTGCAGAAGGTATTCATGCTTGGGTAGATGATTTAAATGCAGAGCTTGTTGTAAAGGCTATGCAAATTGCTTTAGAGAAAAATACGAGAAATATGAATTACGTAAATACGATTTTAAGAGATTGGCATCTTAAGGGATTGAAAACAGTAGCAGACGTTGAAGCGGCTGATCAAGCATTTCGCGCTCAACGATTAGCAAAAGGACAACAAACTATGCAAGCACCTTATCAAAATAAAGGCTTATCAGCATCTACTCAAAACGTATTACAGCAACAAGAAGCATGGAAACAAAACATTCCAACAGAAGAAGAGCTTGCAGCACTTAATCAACAGAATCGATGGTTGTCCCAATGAGTAACGATATGATTCGTAACGTAGAAGCTGAACAAAGTGTTCTAGGGAGCATCATTCAAGAAGGAGATTTAATTAAAGATTGCCAGCTAAAGGCAAAGCAGTTTTCATTACCAACCCATCAAATGATTTTTAAAGCGATGAGAGAGCTAGAGGATGCTGAGGCACCGATAGATCTTGTTGCTCTCATTGGAAAATTCGATGAAGGTTTTATGTATCAAATTGGCGGGATTGAATTCTTTGTAAATCTAACAGAAGTTGTAACCACAACTAAAAACTTTTCGTATCACGAAGGACTGGTGATTGAAGCTTGGAAGATGAGACATGCTCAAGAGGTTGCTGTTAACTTACATAAATGTCTTCAGAACGAAAGAGATACGAGTGCTATTAGTACATCGATTGATGAATTAAGCGCTATTGAAGAAACGGGTTACTCAGATGAATTTAACCTGAAAGAAACACTTGTTGATCTGTATAAGGAAATGCAGATTGATGTAGGTGATTTAACTGGTATACCAACTGGTTATGATGATTTAAATCGAATGACCGCTGGATTACAAGAAGGTGATTTAATCATTGTTGGCGCTCGACCTTCAATGGGGAAAACAGCATTCGTATTAAACGTCGCTTTTCATGCAGCAAGTGCTCATACAGCAACAGGGGTGTTTTCGCTAGAGATGGGAGAAAAGCAATTAATTAAGCGGATGATTTCAAGCACTGGAAATATAGATGCCACGAAATTAAAGAATCCTAAAAAGCTATGTAATTTAAAGGATTGGGAAAAAATTAGCCAAGCAATAGGGTTAATTAATGATTTACCACTAGAAATTTACGATAAAGCCAATGTGACAATGCAAGAAATTTACGCTAAGACTAGGAAACTAAAACGTAAGCATCCTGATAAAAAGGTATTAATTGCAATTGATTACTTGCAGCTTATTGTAGGCGATCCGAAACATAAAGGAAATCGTATGCAAGAAATTGGTGAGATTAGCCGCAAGCTGAAACTTATGGCACGAGAGTTAAATGTGTGTGTAGTCGCGTTATCACAATTAAGTCGTGCTGTTGAAAGCAGGCAAGATAAGAGACCCTTACTGTCAGACTTACGTGAGAATGGTCAAATCGAGCAAGATGCAGACTTAATCGCATTCTTATATCGCGAAGATTACTATGACCGTGAAACAGAAAATAAAAACATAACGGAAATCATTTTAGCGAAACAGAGAAATGGTCCAGTTGGTGTCGTGGAATTGGCATTTATTAAAGAGTTTAGTAAGTTCGTAGGCTTAGAGCGCAAGTTTGATAATCAACAGGGGGCTTAATGATGTTGTTACGTCAGGAAGTAGAACGTGGAAAGCTAGCGATTATTTGCAAACTATTGGGATTGGGATTAGCTGAGATTAATGGACAAACATTAGACCAACTAACGTTAACGCAGCTAGAAGGAATTTTAGTTGCGAGTTTGCAAGTATTGGAGGGAAGCGACAATGCCCAAGCAACTAACAATCTTTGATGTAGAATCAGTCGTATCATTTGATCCTAAGAAAGCTCATATCCACCGTTTGAATTCAAAACTACGGTATGCAGATATGGTTGTGCAAATACCACGTCAGGCAAAAGCAAGTGATGAATTAAAACCGACGACAGCCGCTGATGAACGTTATGAGTTATTTGAAGATTACGCAATTGGGATTTGGCGTTACAAACGAGTGGAGGACAAGAATTTTGAATGGGAAGAAGCTGAAGCGATTTGTAAGCGGGCAAGAGATGAAAAAGAGCCGATTCCAATTCGGCTCCATCTATCATTGGGACAATCATTTGTTCCAGAAAATGTTTTGCAATATTTATAGACAAATAAAAAAAGCTGAGATCACTCTCAACTTACTCGACAAAGTAATTATAACACATTTGGGAGTGGTTTCGGTGGCAATTATTAAAGAAAACGTTGCGGAAATGAAGGCTGAAATTTCTTTAGTAGGAAACATGATTTACGTTGTGAAAGATGGAAAGATTCATCCGATTGAACCACCAACAACTGGTCATGGTGAGCAATCATTTGTATATAAAAGCGGAAAAGTAACTCGTATGGATGAACGGAAAACACAATTAATTTAATGGGAGTGTGTATGGAATGAATACAAATAAAAGAACAGCTAGCAAAAGCTAACTGCTCAGGTAATGGAATATGGTTCGAAATGGGGTGTATATAGTATCGACGGAATATTGGCTTTATTCATCGGATTATGTTATATGCTTGACGATATAGTCTTTTAATATCAAAAAACCTGCAAGGAGAAACATTACTTCAATCGAGAACCAAAACATATCTTTTTGAGGCTTTAGAAACTCCGCTATTATGGAAAATGTTAGAAATAGGGTAACGATTAATACAATAAAGAGTTTAATTATATCGGACATTTAGAGCACTCCTAAAATGTAGTCTTTTTCATTATATAGCTATTTCCAATGTTAAGGAATTTAAAAAGTGTTTTATAAGAATTCAAACAAAATAATCCTTTTGTTAAAGGTAGAACAAATGAAAAAAGAGATGGGAATCATCTCTTTTTTCTATGTAAGTTATTTATTTTTTGTAACCAAATAAAACGCTAAGAGTTTGATACCTTTCAATTACAACTGTTCTTCTATCCAGTTCAAGCTCTTCATGTATTGGTCCTTCACTACGAATGATTTTTAATAATTCATCACCTTGTGTAGGAGTAAGGATATTTAAAAATTCCTTTATAGGTTTTTCAACAGCGGAAACATCATTATGAATAAGCATTTTTGTTTCCCATACACTTCCATCTTGTATAAATAAATCCATTATATTAGATGTGGGATTTCCTTCTTTTCCATATGGGTTATATGTATAACGAAGGTCATTAAGGAAGAATCCATTTTCTTCAGCTACATGTTTTAATTTATTTGCATTGTTTTGTTGTTCTTGTTCAGGTGTTGGGTTTTGGTCTTTGAAGATAGATTTATACATAAATGTAGCAAATTGTTCTCTTGTTACATTGAATTTTCCGCCGTATTCATACGGCCCAACCCCATCTGTTACACCATTTGAATATAAAGCTTTAATAGCTTCTCTAGCCCAGTGATTATTTGGAACATCATTGAATGGCGTACCTTTTTTTACCTCTAAATTAAATGCATGTTTTAAGATTACCGCCATTTCATAGCGAGTCAATGTATCATCTGGTCGGAATTTATCACTTCCATCACCAACCATGATTCCTGCTTGTGTAACAGCTTTGATACTATTTTCAAACATGTGATTCTTAATATCGTTAAAAGATATCTTTTGTGATTCGTTATCTTTTAAATTGAAGTAGCGAGCCATAATGGAAGCTACTTGTCCACGAGTTACGTTATCTCCAAATCCAAAAATTCCATCTCCATATCCGCTAACTATTCCTTTATCATTTAAAAAATTTATAGAATTTTCAGACCAGTGTCCGCTTGGTACATCTGTAAAATGTTTGGTTTGTGCGTGTGTTGTAGTTGTTGCCCCGAATAAAGTTGTTGTGATTAAGCCGGTTGCAAGTACGCTTTTAAAATTCATTGCTGTTCCTCCTAGGTATATAAAACATGAATTGGGCATTATTTATATACATTGTCTTCAAGTGACAATCGTTCATGTTTTCCGAATTATGACATTATAATATTAACATTTAATATTATAATGTCAAATTTTTGAAATGTTTTAGATAGATGCTATTTAGAAAAATAACGAGATATAGTATCAAAGCAAAAGTGTTAGTCGGAGGTGGAGTTTAAATTTCAAATAAGCATAACCCCGTTCTAATAGTAGAATAGGGTTATGCTTATTTGTTCAATCTTGATGTAAGGGTACTTTACTACAATAAAGAATACTAATAAAGTTATTTGAAAATCTGAGCTTTATTCAACGACAGCGCTCTTTATTGAAACAATTCAAATCACTATTCCTTAAAATCAATTCTTATTAGTCCTTAGTTACAAGCAATGCCGTCGCCATTTCTATCCAAACGATGGTCTCCGAATCCAGCTGCTTTTGATTTTCTCATGAATTCAGTTGCTTCAGTTGCATTACTGAAATCGGAACAATCTCTATCTACTTTGAAATTGTAGTTTGGAGTAGAGGAGTCTTTCGCTTTTTCACTGCTCTTAGATTTGTCTTCTTCTACTTTTCTTTTTGCAGATTCTTCCTTCGCTTCTTCTTGAGCTTTCTTCAAACCTTCTTCCGTTCTTTCCATTTCTTTTATGTACTTGTTACCTTCAATTTCTCTTTGTTTTTCTTCTAACTCTGTTTTCTCCATTTGAGCTATGTGCCGTTGGTAAACACAGGGACCAATAGACCAAACTGCTAATAAAATTAGTATTATTAGTATAAGAATTCCTTTGGCATATGTTTTTTCTTTTTTCTTTCTATAATAGCACCATAATATTACAAGAATAATTGCAAGAAGTAATAAGAGATTCCAAATTGAACTTACAATGCATTCTAATATAAGTATAAATGCATAAATAAAACCCAATATAAGCAATAATTTTAGTACCTTTATAAAATCCTTAAATTCCTTTTCTTTCATTATGTTCCCCCATTAATAATTTAATCAATTAGTACTAATCAATTTTATTTGTAAGCATTCGATAAGTAAATCAGAAAAATATTCCACAAAAAGTAATATTATGGAATGTTAATGTGGTTTGCAAGTTATTAAATAAACTCCTTTAAAAAGTTAAAAATAAATAAGAAAATGATATAATAATAGCAATTAAACATTTTGTCCTACTGGAAGAACCAGCGGACACTGAACTACAAAGAGCATTAGGAATATTGCTCTGTAGTTTGGTGTCCGCTTTTTGTATTTTATTAAGAAGATAGACAAGGAGCGTTTATATATGAATCAATTAACTTTCTTATCTAAAATTGATCGCGCAGCAACACAGGAGAAATTAGAGGGCCTTCTAGAAGAAGTGCGCATTTACAAACAGTTCGGAATGGTTCGAGAAGAAATGAAAGTCACTCCTTCATATGAATTGAGATATCATGGCCCTACAAATACAGTAGGAAATCCATTAGAAGATGTAGCTTTAGAAAATATAAAGCGTAGTGAACGTGAGCAATACCTTAAAAATATGTCATTCCGCATTGATCAGTTTCTAGGCCGTTTAGGTAATGGGCGTGCAGGAAAGATTCAGAGAGACATCATTAATAAGCGTTATTTAGAAGAAGAAGACATTTGTGATTATATGATTTATAACGAAATTGGAATGGCTGAACGCACTTATCGCCGTTGGAAGTCTAGAGCGTTTTATAATTTAGCTTTTGCTCTTAGATTAGAAGTATATGAGGCAGAAGAAACTGGAGGTAATGAATAATGAATTTTGTTCAACCGATACGTGATCCAGAGCAAATACAGCAATTAAAAGAGTATTTTAAGGAAAAGAGCTTACGTAATTACATTCTCTTCATTATGGGTATTAATACAGGTCTCAGAATCTCAGATATTTTGAAATTAAAAGTAGGGGATGTTAAAGGTAGTCATATATCTATGCGGGAAAAGAAAACAGGGAAACAGAAACGAATACAAATTACTGTAGCACTGAAAAGAGAACTTAAATGGTTTATTGTAGAAAGAGAAGACAATGAATATTTATTGCAAAGCAGACAAGGTAAGAATAGTTCAATTGGTCGTAGCATGGCATATAAGATATTAAGAGGAGGGGCGGCAGAGTTCGGGTTAGATGAAATAGGAACACATACGTTAAGAAAAACATATGGGTATCACATGTACATGCAAACGAAAAACATAGCATTACTCATGGAAATATTCAATCACTCGTCAGAGAAGGTTACATTACGTTATATAGGGGTAAACCAAGATGCAATGGATAAAGCAATGACTAGATTTAAAATCTAAGCATTGCTTTTTTCTTTTGAATCTATACAGTTACTCATAAATTTCATACTGTGTAACTCAAAAGAGGAAGTTTAATTAAGTCAATGATAGCAAGGGATTTGGCGAAGGGGTCAGTTACACACAATATAAGATATGGGTAAGTGAACGAAAGAATATTTCAACTTGTATATCTTAATGCTAGAATATTTATTAAGAAGAGGTGATTGTGTAATGGGGAAAAGGAAAAAAAGATATTTAAAAACGAAGACTAAGACTCTGTGTCTAGACCAAATAACACAGGGCTCAAAAGTATTTACAGGAATTGAAAATCAATTGCAAGATCAATATAACGTAGCTTTAGCGCAATGTAGTCCGATGATAGAACTAGACAAGCAATATAAAAAAATATTGGAACTTTGTAATCCGATGTTAGAGGTACAGAATAGATATGGGGAAATATTAAAACAGTTTAATCCAATGTTAGAGATACCAAACAGTTATGAAAGAATGATAATGGAGCATAGCCCGGCGTTAGAGGTGCAGAAACAATATAGTACGATGCTAGAACAATATAAGCCGATGCTAGATATACAAGAACAATATAAATCATTGTTCAAAACTGATACTTATATAGTTGATATGCAAAAAATAGCGCAAGAGCAAATAAGTCCAATTATTGAGGTGCAAAAACAAATATATAATCAAATTAAATCAGTGTTAGATATATATAGTAATGTTGATTGGGATTCGATGAGTCGAGCGGCAGAAGAAGAACTGAGGGAAATAGACAGAAAGTTGATAGAAAATGAAGAAGAGTATTGGTGTTTGGATATAGAAGTTATGACAGCTATGTTGAATGGAGAAGTAACACAAGATACTTTATCCGAGTATATCGAAAATAACCTTGAAGAATACATAGAAAAAATAACTATTAATCCGATATATGAGATTCATAGTTCTTTAATTCAAGAAGCATATGAAGCTTTCAAGGTAGGTTTATACAAGGTATGTATTATGCCATTATTTGCAGCATTTGAGCATGTTATTGCCTTCTGGTTTAAGGGACACATCACAAAGGAAAAAGTATCGGTTAAATCTAATCCAGATGTTAGAAGATTATACAATAAAATTGATCCTGATAAATATTATGCAATTGATGTAGAACAATACAAAAAGATTTTTGCATCATCGGTGCTTAGAACTTATAGAAATACATTTGTAACAGGACCAAAAGAATTAGGGAAAACTCTTAATCGTAATTCAATAGCACATGGTTTTCATGATTACAATTCTCTTTCAAAATTAGACGCACTTAAATTGTTCCAGTTACTGAAATCTACTTTAGTATTGCGATTTGTTGATTCAGGAAACATGGCAGAGTCGTGACCGCTTTTTGGCAGGAAGTGTGCCGGTTGTTTTGGAATTATCATGTTATATTTGTATTGTGAGAAGTGGCGGAAAACACAACTCACAATGTTGCTTCAAAGATTCTAAACGGTTCGTAATGACGGCACATAAAATCCGAAACCAGCAGGTGGTAACGATTGAATGATACCGTTATTAGGGAGAGTTTTTGCTCTTCTTTCAATCGCTGACTCCGAGACAAGTGAAAGTAACTACGGGAGAGTGGGGTATTGTTGGCGATTGAAAGAGGTGTACAATCTCACAACTAAACAAACTAAAAAATAGGAAGCACACAAACATGACTTGTCTATTTGGATCACCGCTATCTTTTATGGTAGTGGTGTTTTCCATTGTTTTTGATAAAACTTCATTTACCGTATTTAGAGTAATAACATAAGAAATTGAAGAAAAGGCAACTGATGCATGGTTGCCCTTTTATAATTTATTCCTGTATAGAAATAATGTAGTATTGTATTGGAAGTAATTTCTAGAAAGGGAGTGGATAAAATGAGTATTAAAGATAAACTAGAGTTAATAAATACACCAGAAGATGTATTTGAAACCGGTGGAGACCTGTTAGTAAAGGGGCATGAATTAGTTGATACACTTTCTGAATTTAGTCCATATCTTAATGTAGCTAATAAATGGATGAATAAAAGAAGAGAGAACAAGTGTAAAAAATTCCTTCAAGGCTTAGGAATGAAGGTACTTTCACGAGAAGAGCTTACTTCTGATGATTTAAAAAAATTAGATGAGTTATTAAAGAAAAATGTAAATAGGTTGTTAGTTTTAGATATTTTAGAGGAATCTACAAAAACGGTATCTGATGAGTCTTCAAAACTTTTAGGGATTATCGCTGGTCAGGTAATGCAACAAAATCAAACATTTGATTATAAGGATTGGATTCTTGTGAATGGTTTGAAAAATATGAACGATTGGGATATAGATAATGTAAAAAGATTGTGTTTATATTTTAAGGCACATCCAGAACAAAAAAATACGAATGCTGCATGTGTGTACTTGAATTTATCAATGAAACAGTATGATGATTCAAATGAGGTTTCAATAAGAAATGTTGTACATGATGAAGATTTTAAACTGTTCAAATCATCTTTAATAAAAATGAGTAATTTACAAATTTTAAGTACAGGAACAATGCTAATAGATGATGATAATGTATCTTTTGTAAGAAATCGAATCGCAGATGAGTTATACGAGTTAATAAATTTACTTGATAATAGATAGTAAATGTTTTGAGGCATTCCTTATGGAGTGCTTTTTATTATGCAAAAAGTATATATGAAATTCTTTGATTAGTTTTATAAATTCATATAAAAATATTTATAGATAAAAATCCCATATTGATGCATAATGTGTTTTGGAGGCGATAAGTAGAATGTTTAAAAATTGGAGTAATAGAGACTGGATATGGACAGTCAGCTTTTTAATTTTAATAATAATTGTATTAATTGCTGATTTTTTTAACTTCCCTAATATTGAAGCAAATTTCAATATAATTGCTAGTGCTGTCTCGATAGCTTTAGCGATTGTAGCAATTTCCTTTGCGTTTAAACAAGATAGTGATAATAAAAGGGATAGTGCGCGGCTAGTAGATTTGCTTAATGGTATACATGTAGATGTTAAGGATGTTGGTTCAAAGTTAGACCCTAAAGAAATAGATAACTTAACGAATGAATCGGTGAAAGATGCCAGTGAAACCTTTGAAAAAAAGGAGTCCTATTCAAAAGAAGAAGTTGATAGGATGATTAGTGAAATAAGAAAAAATATCTCTGCTAATATTAATGAGCATCTAGCACAAAATAAGGAAGATAATAAAATCAATAAGAGAAGTAGGGAAAATACAGCCAAAATGTTGTACATAATAAGGAATGTTATAAAAAAGAATTATCTCAAATCAAATGCAGAAATTGTAAAATTATTAAATGACGATTATGGTATTCGTACGAGTGAAGATACTATTGATCAGGTACGGGAAGATATAATTTGATTAAGATAAAAAATTAGAGAGTTGCTAAATGAAAAACACTCAATTATTTGGGTGTTTTTTTATTATGTGAAAATTACATAGGTGGTATAAGTAATGGATGCAATGTTGGAAAATATCAAATTGAAAAAGAAACTCGAATTTCTATCAAATGTAGCTAAAGAAAATCAGGAGTTAAAGGAATCGGTAAAAGTTTTATCTCAAACTGTGGAAGGCTTAACAGCTAAAGTAGATATGTTAAGTAAACAGGTAAGTGCAATTGATAGTGCGGATAATATCTTAGGTACTCTTGAGGACGCGCTTGCAAGAATAAGAGAATATGAATTAATGGAGGACGAATGATGGACAGTGTTTTAAACGGTAAGATTGCTGTACTTGGTCTTATGCCAATTGATAAGAAAGCATATATCAAATACCTTAAGCCACATGAGAAAGCAAATAAGAAGGCTGGCATTGATATTAATCGATTCAAATATTATAAGCTACATGGACAGAAGCCAATGTTTTATTCAATAGAATATCTTAAGCAAACACCAATAAAAGAATTATTGGAAAGAGATAGAGTGAATCAATTACGTTGGGCACAGACAGATGAAACACATTAAGAAATAAGGAGTGGAGACAAATGGCTAGATGCTTATACAATTATGAATGTAGTAACTGCAAGTATTCGTTTAGTTCTTTTGTATGCATAAGTGATGTAGTTCCATGTTGTAAATGTAAGGTTAATAGTTTGTGTATGGTATCTCAATCTGATGGAGTTTATTTAGAAAAGGTAGAACATGAAGATGCTGTGGAAGTTCTATCTAAGTTCTCAACAGAGGAATTGGTTGAAGCATTAAAGCTTAAGGAAGATGTACAAGCTCATGAAACAACTGAGGATACATACAAAGTAAGTATGGACTTGATGAAAGTAAAGAAGCATGTGTTAATAATAAACAATTGTAATCCTCAAGTAGTAGAACAAAGAAGAAGAGTTTTAGATGCTGAATTGATTCGCTTTGCTGGTAGTTGTGGTGATTAAAGAATACAAGATCAAACAACAGAAGCGTAAGTTCTATGACAGTAGTGAGTGGAAGAGTATACGGGAGCAAGTAAAGAAGCGTGACAACTATGAATGCCAGGAATGTAAACGTAACGGTCGAGTACAAACGGACACCAACGAATACAGCGAGAGTGCAAAGCGTAAGAAGATTCAGCTCGTTGTCCATCATATAAAAGAACTCGAAGATCATCCAGAACTTGCATTAGAAATAGATAACCTTGAAACAGTTTGTGTTAATTGCCACAACAAAGAACATGGAAGAACATTTAAAAAGAAACAGAATAAATGGGAACACGATGAAAAGTGGTAAAAATGAATCAGAAACAGTCCCCCCCTTAAAATATTTCATCAAAAAATGCTCTAAGGGGCACCGGAGGAGGGGGTTAACTGTCAGGTTTTTTTCGAAATTACGCACGTAAGGGGGGTGGGTAGATGGCTGTTAGTATTACAAAGTTAAAGGAACAGCTAATGAACAGTATTGATATTGAAGATTTAGTCGAGGTTGAAAAAGTAGAACGATACATTGATCTAGTTAAAGCATTTAGAAAAATAAATAGGACTATCAATAAAGAAGGTGAGTCCGTTACAGTCAAAAATGGATCTCAAGTTTTTGTTAAGGCCCATCCTCTTATAAGTGAAAGAAATAAAATTAACAGTTCTTTAATTGCTTTAGGAAGAGATATAAAGTTTGTTTGTAAGCCGAATATTCCTAAGGCTGGTTATAGTAAAAGTGATTTAACATGATTAGGCAAAAGTATGTAGAAGAATACATTGACCTTTATCGAAGTAGAAAAATAAAGTTCAATAAAGAAAGAGAACAGTTAATTGAATACCTAGAAAAATATGTTTTAAACAGAGACGATTTGTATTTTGATGATGAAATGATTGAGGATTGTATCAACTTCGGAGAAAAGTGGTATTTTCCGTTACAACCATTTCAAAAATTCTTAATAGCATTCGTCTTTTTATTTTATAAGAAAAATGGACGTGTATTTTACCGGAAATTCCTGTGGATGTTAGGGCGTGGGGGTGGTAAAAACGGTCTAATATCTGTAATTATTCACTTTTTAATTAGTGAATTGCACGGCATTCCAGAGTATAACATTTCTGTTGTTGCAAATAGTGAAGAACAAGCGAAAACAAGTCCTGACGAAGTTCATAAATGCGTAAAGAAAAATGAAGTTTTACAGAGAGCTTTTAAAACCACATTAACTCAAACTGTTTCAAAGGCTACTGAAAGTATACTAAAGTTTAGAACTTCAAACGGGGATACAAAAGACGGTTTACGTGATGGTGCAGTTGTATTTGATGAAATACATCAATATGAAAGTAATAAAGACGTTCGCGTCCATATCAGTGGCTTAGGGAAAAAGAAGAACCCCCGTGAATTTTATATTGGTACAGATGGTTATGTACGAGATGGCTTTTTAGATAAACAAAAAGAAAAAGCTATGAAGGTTTTAAATGGTGAAGCTCGTCCTAATGCTGTATTTCCTTTTATCTGTAAGCTTAATGATGAAAAGGAAGTTGATGATATTGAAAATTGGGAATTAGCTAACCCTATGTTGTCGCATCCATTAAGCGAGTATGCTGAGGGATTGCTAGAAACGATAAAGGAAGAATATGAAGATTTAGAGGATGATCCAAGCAACCGAGAAGAGTTTATGACAAAACGTATGAACCTACCTGTTACAAACTTAGAACGTTCTGTTGCAAAATGGTCAGAAATTCTTGCTACAAATCGTCCATTTCCTGATTTATATGCTCAAGAATGCATAGGAGCGTTAGATTTTGCAAGTATTCGAGACTTTGCAGCATGTGGTCTATTATTTAGACAAAATGGTGAGTACATTTTTAAAACTCATTCCTTTGTGCGTAAAGAATTTGTTGATATTTATTATGGTTATTCTAAAAAAGCTGGCGAGTATAAAAAACAAAAATTTGCTCCCATAAAAGATTGGGAAGAGCAAGGTCTACTAACGGTTGTGGATGAACCAACTATTAATCCTCAACACATTGTTGATTGGTTTGTAGAAATGCGAGAACAATATGGAATTAAAAAGATTATAGCTGATAACTTCAGAATGGAAGCAATAAGGCCATTATTAGTAGCAGAAGGGTTTGAAATAGAAGTTATACGAAACCCGAAAGCAATTCATAGTTTATTAGCTCCACGTATTGAAATGGCATTTGCAAATAAACAAATTGTTTTTGATGATAATCCGCTAATGCGTTGGTATACACAAAATGTATTGGTTGTTATCAAAGGTGATGGGAATAAAATCTATGAAAAGAAAGAGCCGGTACGAAGGAAAACGGATGGATTCCAATGTTTTGTACATGCACTTTATCGTGCTGATGAGATACAAGAAGCAACTGACTTTGTTATAGGTAACATTAAATTCTAATAAAGGGGGTGATAACCATTGGATGGTTAGGTTCAGTGTTTAAAAGAAATAAAGAACTAGAATTCATGTTGGATTTGGACATTTTTACTGATACAGCAAACAGGCTTCATATGAAACGTTTGGCGATTGATACATGTGTATCATTTTTAGGAAGGACAATTAGTCAATCTGAATTTAGAGTAAGAAATGGTAAAGTATTTAAGAAGGATGAGCTGTATTATCGATTAAACGTAAGACCAAACAAGAACATGACCGCAAGTACCTTTTGGGAAAGGTTTGTTCGCAAACTTATTTATGATAATGAGTGTTTAGTCATACAAGCAGATGATGGTGATTTACTTATTGCAGATGGATTTCAGCATAATGAATATGCTGTATTTGAAGATACTTTTACTGATGTAAGGGTAAAAGATTATACGTTTAAGAGAAGATTTAAGCAAAGCGAAGTTATTCATTTGAAATATCGAAATGCTAAATTAACTCCTCTTATTGATGGGCTTTTCGCTGATTACGGTGATTTGTTTGGAAGAATATTAAGCTCACAGAAACGTAAAAATCAAGTTCGTGGCACGGTTGATATGGATATGATTGGTGCTAAAACTGAGGAACAAATAGCAAAGTTACAAGAGTTTATAGACAATATGTATAAATCAATTGGTTCAAAAGATATAGCTATTGTTCCGCAGCAAAAAGGTATAAATTATAACGAGATATACAATGGTGTTGCGAATGGTCCAAGTGTGGAAGAAATTAATAAAGTAACAAATGGTTTCTTAAATCAAGTAGCTATGGCAATTGGTATTCCTATAGTTTTGATATATGGAGAAATGGCTGATGTAGAAAAGCAAACGAAAAATTATATGCTTTTCACAGTACGACCATTATTAAAAAAGCTATCTGATGAAGCGAACGTAAAATTCTTTGAAATGAGTGAATATCTTTTAGGGAGAAAAATTGAGGTTAAGGCTGTTTCCTATCAAAGTATATTTGATTTTGCAACAAGTATTGATAAGCTCATTTCTTCAAGTGCATTTACAGGAAATGAAATTCGTTCGGAAGTAGATTATGAAGAGTCAGATGATCCAAATCTAAATATCCATCATATTACGAAGAACTATACAAAATTAAATGAATCAAAAGGGGGTGAGAAATGATGGAACATGTGAATATGAATAAGCTTTTGAATTTAAAACGAGATATTCGTTTTGAAGCTAAAGGTGAAAATGAATACAAATTAACTGTTTATGGGTCAATTGGTGGATGGTTTAGTGAAAACAATGCTGAAGCAGTAAGAAGAAAAATTCAAGATGTTAAAGCAGAAAAAATTCACGTTCATATTAATTCTGGTGGAGGTTCCGCTTTTGATGGTGTAGCAATTTGCAATCAGTTAAAGCAGCATAGTGCAGAAATTATAGTTCATATTGATGGTTGGGCAGCTAGTGCGGCGTCTGTCATTGCAATGGCAGGTGATAAAATCATTATGCCTAGTAATACTATGATGATGATTCATCAAGCAAGTACCTTTGAATATGGAAATGCAGATCTTTTTGAAAAAACAGCACGAGATCTACGTAAAATTGATTCAGCTTTAGCAGCATCTTATAAAAAGCGTTTTGTTGGAACAGATGAAGAATTAAAACAACTTTTAAAAGATGAAACTTGGCTAACCGCAGAGGAAGCAGTTGCTCTTGGTTTAGCTGATGAAATTGCTGATGAAATCGAAATTGATGATACGCAAGAAGATGAAGAAGAGGAAGTTGTAGACAACTTCAAAGAAGGTTTAGTAGCTAAATATACGAAACAACCAAATAATCAAAATCCAAAAGAGCCTATTCAAGAACCTGTTAATACAAAGCAGAATTTGAGTGCGCTCTTTTTAACTTTAGGAGGAAAATAAAATATGGTTATTAAGTTTAATAATTTTGAAGAGAAGAAACTAGCTTTCGCAAAAGCGACACAGGAAGGTACAGCGGAAGAACAATCAGCAGCGTTAAATTCCATGATTGAAGCACTTGCTACAGATGTTCGGTCGGATATCTTGAATCAAGTAAATGAAACAATGGTAGATCGTTCTATTATGCAATCTCGTGGTGCTAATGTATTAACAAGTGAAGAAATGAAGTTCTTTAATGCAGTTGTGGAAGATGGCGGCTTTAAGTCTACTGAAACTTTACCTAAGACAACACAAGAGAGAATTTTTGATGATTTAGTTCAAGGGCATCCATTGCTAGATCATATCGGTTTAGAGAATTTAGGAGCCGTGACAGAATTTATTTATGGAGATCCAGAGGGTGCAGCTGTATGGGGACCGTTATTTGGTGATATTAAAGGACAATTAAATGCTACATTCCGAAAAGAATCAATTACTCAACTGAAATTAACAGCATTTATTCCATTAGCAAATGATATGTTGAAGCTTGGTCCAGTATGGGTGGAACGATATGTTCGTACAATGATTACAGAAGCAATGTCAGTAGGTTTAGAGCGTGGTTTTGTAGCAGGTACGGGTAAAAATGAACCTATTGGATTATTAAAAGACCCTAGCGGAAGTGTCACGAATGGAGTATATCCAGATAAAAAAGTTGCTGGAACTTTAACTTTTGAGCCTGGTCGTAAAACAATTAATGAATTAAAAGGCGTGGTCAAATTATTGGCTAAAAAATTAAATCCTGATGGTAAAACAGATGCAGATCGACCAAAAAATGTAGCAGGTAAAGTAGTTATGGTAACAAATCCATTCGATACTTTTGACATTCAAGCAAATGCTACAATTCAAAATGCGGCAGGTGTATATGTAACGAGCTTGCCTTTTAATCCAATCCCAACAGAATCTGTATTTGTACCTCAAGGACAAGTGGTGTTCTTTGTTAAAGGGGAATACATTGCAGCGATGGGTGGAACGGAGCCAATCCAAAAGTATAATGAAACACTCGCTTTAGAAGATGCAACACTTTATATCGCCAAACAATATGCTACGGGTAAACCAAAGGATAAATACACTTCACAAGTTTACACATTAAAACTTGAGGAAGTAACGCCACCGACACAAGGATGATGTAAATGGATACAGTAATTTCAAATGAAATATTACAGCAATTCAAAGATAGGATGCGCTTGGGTGACGATGAAGATGATAACCTAAGACGCATCCTATTTGCGTCCAATCAAGCTTTAATCAAAGATTGTGGAACATATGACATAAACGAAGATGAGACGTTCAAAGAATTGGTTTTTGAACGTTCTCGTTATGTTTATAATGATGCACTTGAGTATTTTACTCAGAATTTTTTAACCGAAATTAATAGTTTTGGCATTGCGAAAGCTTTAGAAGAAATCAAATTGGACGGTGGTTAATATGCGTCCTTTTCATTACAAAAAATCACTTAATACAGGTGATTTTAGGAATCGAATTATCATTGAACAACCTGTAGTAATAAAAGATGAATTAAACCAGGTAATCGAAACAGATGATTGGCAGGAAGTAAAAAAGGCTTGGTCGATGATAAAAACGATGAAAGGTTCTGAGTATATTGAAGCTTCAGCTGAACAGGCTACACGGATTTATCGTTTTGTGATTCCTTATACCTCTGGTATCACGGAAGAAATGCGAATTAATATGAAAGATCGTATCTTTGATATTATTGAACCACCAATGAATGATGATGAAATGTATCAAACATTGACCATTATCGCAAAGGAGCATACTTAATTATGAATGATTTTGCGAGTGAGATTGCTAGAGAATTACAAAGATATGCAAATGTCGTGGAAGACAAATTGGAAAATGAAATTAATGAAGTATCAGATATTGCAGTAGGCAAATTAAAACAAGATAGCCCTAAAAAAACAGGTGGTTACCGCAAAGGCTGGCGTAAGAGAAAAGAAGGCAAAGGCGTTGTTCTTCATAATACCAAGGGACAACTAACACATCTTTTAGAAAATGGACATGCGCAAGCTGATGGTGGTCGTGTACCAAAAAAAGTGCATATTCGTCCAGTTGAAGAGTATGTAATTGACGAATTGCCGATACGTATTGAAAGGGCGATTCAACAATGATATTAGGTGAATTAACAAAAATTCTTGAAGCTACAGGTTATCCTGTGGCTTATTCGCATTTTACGGTAACACCAGGTAAGTCGGTACCGAAGCCACCTTATATTTGTTTCCTTGTGGACGGCTCAGATAATCTCATGGCTGATAACAAGGTTTATCACAAAATAAATGATTTAAATATAGAGCTTTATACAAGTAAAAAAGACTTAGTCGCGGAAGCGAAAATTGAAAAAGTCCTGGACGATCATGAGATTCCTTATGACTCGTATGGGACTTTTATTGAATCTGAAAAGCTATTTCAAAAAGTATATGAAACGAGGTCTATCTAAATGGAGAATAAAGTTATTTTTGGTTTAAAAAATGTACATTATAGCGTTATTATTGAAGATTTATTAGGGAAAGTCACGTATGGAGAGGTTGGTAAATTACCTGGTGCGGTAGAAATGAAATTAGAACCAAAAGGTGAACAATCAGATTTCTATGCAGATGATGGTAACTATTATGCAGAATCGAGTAACCAGGGATATGAAGGTACCTTAAATTTAGCTAAGCTTACAGAAGCTTTTCGTACAGAGGTATTAGGTGAGATTTTAGATGAAAAGGATAAGGTTATTTCAGAAGTTTCGAATACCAAGATTAAAAGAATTGCTCTTATGTTTGAATTTGATGGAGATGTAAAAGCGACACGTCACGTGCTCTATAACGTATCTGTATCACGTCCTGGTTTTGGATCTTCCACAAAAAGTGATAAAACAGAGCCAACTACAACAGAATTAAAATTCATCGCAGCACAACACCCAGAAACATTAAGAGTAAAAGATTCAACAACGGTTGGCACACCAGCAAGTATTTATGATGCGTGGTATACAAAGGTTTATGAAAAAAAAGCGGCATAAGGGGCGGAACTAGGTGGAAAAAACAATTGTAATTGATGAAAAAGAAGTGCTTTTGAAAAGTACGGCCGGTACAGCTATTCGCTACAAAGCACAATTTAGACGTGACATGTTTGCAGATATTCTTGGATTAGGTGTGCTTTCCTCATATATTTCAGCGGATGGGGATCAAAATAATATTGACCTTTCTGAGGTTGATTTAAGCAAATTGGATTTTGAAGTTATTTATAACTTAGTTTGGGCATTCGCTAAAACAGCAAATAAAGAAGTCCAAGATCCATTAACATGGCTTGATACATTCGGAGAATTTCCGATTGCTGAAATTATAACTGAAATTCAGGACTTAATTAAAAGTACGGTTCAGTCAAAAAAAAAATAACAGCAGATGAACAAGAGCAAGGGCGTAACGATGGAAAAGGTGGATTTTCTGTCGATACATTCCTTGCTCTTTGTTATTCATGCAAATTATCAAAAGAAGATTTAGAAGATATGACAATAGGTGATTGCTTGGATTATATCGATGAGTATGTTGAATTGCGAAATCCGAAAAAAGAACAAGAAAATACAAGAAAAGCTACACAATCAGATATTGATAATTTCTAAGTAAGCGAGGTGATAACATGGCAGGGAAAATAAAAGGAATAACGATTGAAATTGGTGGAGATACAGTTGGTTTACAAAGTGCTTTAAAAGATGTAAACAAGCATAGTAAGAACTTATCTGACGAGTTAAAAGATGTAGAACGACTTTTAAAGTTTAACCCAGGTAACGTTGAGGCATTAGCTCAAAAACAACAATTGCTTACGCAACAAATTGAGAATACGACAAAAAAATTAGATAGTTTAAAGTCGGCTCAACAACAAGTTCAAGACCAATTCGAAAGTGGCGCGATTAATGAGGAACAATATCGGGCGTTTAGGCGTGAAATTGAATTTACAGAAGGGCAACTTAATGGATTCAAAAATAGTCTCGCAGGATTAAAGACTGAGCAAGAAAAAGCAGCAAGTTCAACCAAACAATTAGAGACTTTATTTAGTGCTACAGGAAAAAGTGTTGATGATTTTGCGGATGCATTAGGGAATCGTCTTGTGAATGCAATTAAAAACGGTACGGCATCAAGTAGACAACTAGATCAGGCTATTGAATTAATCGGAAGAGAGGCACTAGGAGCTGAAGTGGATGTTGGAAAGTTACAACAGGCCCTTCGGTCGGTTGATGATGGCAACTCTATTCAAAACATTAGAAATGATTTAAATCAACTTTCTCAACAAGCAGAACAAACCGGAGAAAGTGTCAAAGATTTGGGTGTTGAGTTGGAGAACGTATTAGGTGGAATAGCTGCAGGTGTAAGTATTCAAGAAATCATTGGACAAGCACTAGATATGTCAGAGTTAAAAACAAAAATTGATATTACTTTTGATGTTCCGGAATCATCAAAGAGGTCAGTTGAAGATGCAGTTAGGACTGTTGTTATTTATGGTGGTGATGCTGAAGAGGCTTTAGAAGGTGTACGTCTACAATGGGCTTTAAATAAAGAAGCATCGGATGAATCTAATGCAGCGATAATAAAGGGAGCCGCTCTGGTTTCTAATTCATATGCAGGTATTGATTTTACAGAATTGATACAGGAAACGAATGAAGTTGGTAGTGAATTAGAAATTTCGAATGAAGAAGCACTCGGATTAGTTAATTCACTTTTAAAAATAGGATTCCCGCCAGGACAACTTGATATTATTGCTGAATATGGCGCACAGCTAAGACGAGTTGGTTATACGGCAGCTGAAGTACAAAGTATTATGGCGAGTGCGGCTAAGGAAAAATCTTGGAATATAGATAATTTGTTAGATGGATTAAAAGAGGGACGTATTCGCTCTGTTGAAATGGCACGCGGATTAAGTAATTCTATGAAGGATGCTGTCCGCGATGCAGTAGATGATACCGAAAAAATGTCTGATGAACAAATTTCAGTGATGCAAAAAGGATTTGCTAAACAAGAATCTGAACTTGCAAAATCATTTAGTAATCAAGAAAAGGCGCTCTCTAAAAGTCATAACAAAAGACAGAATGAATTGGCTAAAAGTCTTGATGCTGAATACAATGCGGTTTCTAAAAGTTACGATAATCAACAAAAGAATTTAGAGAAAAAACTTAGTGCGGAATATGATGCAGCATCAAAAAATTACGACAGACAACAAAAGGCTCTCGAGAAGTCACTTGAAGCGGAAGTTAGAGCGTTTGAAAAATCTTCTGAACAGAAGATAAAACTCATCGATAAAGAATATATGGAACGTCTGAAATTAATCGATGAGGAAAAATATAATCGCCTCAAAGCGGTAGATGATCAAATTAATTCCTTGGATGCGAAAACGGCAGCCGAAGATAAATATTTTAAAGATCGTGAGAATGCTGAAAAACGTGCCTATTTAAAAGTTAAAATAAGCAAAGCAAAAAATGAAGAAGAGCGTCAGGTAGCAATAAAAGCATTACGAGATCTCGAAGAGAAAATGCAGCTTGATAAAATACGTGAAGAAAGAAAAAGTCAGATTGATAGATTAAAAGAAGAAAAAGACGGTATAAAAGAAGCGTCTGACGCGAAGAAAGAAGCGCTAAAATCAGAAATTGATAGTCGCAAAGAACAAGTTAAAGAGCAAATAAATAATGAAAAGGAAGCTTTAAAAGAACGACAACAGGAACAAAAAGAAGCTTTCCAGCAAAGTAAGCAAGAGAATTTAAAGGCAATTAGCGAATCAAATAAAGCGCAACTTGATTCATTAAGAGAAGTTAATCAAGCGAACTTGTCAGCTTTAAAAGAAAATCATAATAACCGCAAACAAGCGTTAAGTGAGCGTCTGAGCGACGAAATGGATGCCGTACGAGAGGCACATAAAGATGAACTAGATTCTTTTAAAGAAATGAATGCGCAGAAACTGGAACTTGCTAAAAATCCACCAGATAGTGCAGCAGTACAAGAAATATTTTCTCAATTAGAAGGATGGGGTAAAGCTATTGCTAAAGGTGGAGAAGAAGGTAAACAAGCATTTGTAGATATGGTTAAATGGATAGATCAAATCCAAGATGCTGATTTGAAAGAAGCAATAGGTGTAGAACTTTTCGGAACAATGTGGGAAGACCAAGGCCAAAAAATCATAAATACAATTTTAAAAACCGAAGAGAAACAAGCTGATTTAAAACAAGGTATGGATGATTTACAAGGATCCGTAAATAAAATGGATGCATCACCAATGGTCAAATGGAAAGATGCGATGAAGGAGTTAAAAGAAGCTCTTGAACCAGTGTTACTTACGGTTGCTGATGTGGTTTCTGCGTTTGCTGGTTTTATTTCAGCTCATCCAGTGCTAGCAGCGGCAATTACAGCTATAACGATTGCAATTGGGGTACTTGTTGGTATTTGTGCAGCACTCGCGCCAGTAATCTTCTTAGCCACATCAGGCGCCATAACCTTTGCGGGAGTTATGGCTGTTTTAACCAGCCCAATAACATTAGTAGTTGCAGCAATTGCAGGGTTGATTGCAATATGGGTATTATTTGGCGATAAAATTATGGCCATATACAACCAATATTTCAAGCCGACAATAGATCAAATAGTATCTATAATTGTTGGGACTTTGCAACCGGTATTCGATAAAGGATTTACACTCATAAAGGATATTGTATCGGATGCGTTCAAAATCATTCAACGAGTCTGGAATGAAATATTATCACCTGTCTTCGCGAAAATTGCATCATTCATTGAAAAAGTTCTGTTACCAGCGTTTAAATTTGTATTCACGGCTATTGGTAGTGTGGTGTCAGATGCATTTAGTGGAATAAAGGATATGTGGAATAATGTTTTAAAGCCAATCCTTAATGGAATTATAGATTTCATTTCCGGTATGTTCTCGGGGAATTGGGAAAAAGCATGGGGAGGAATTGTTAAGATTTTTGGTGGGATTTTCGAGGGTATTAAATCAGCTGCTAAAGCGCCAATAAATGCTGTGATTTCAATGATTAACGGATTGATTAAGGGAATCAACGGCATAGAAATTCCGGATTGGGTGCCAGGTATTGGAGGAGGAAAAGCAAGTATATCTACAATTCCAATGTTAGCGACAGGTGGTAAACCTGTGGGAAATGGCTCGTTTATAGCTGGTGAGGCAGGTCCAGAGTTATTCACGAAAAGAGGTAATTCTATAACAGTTACCCCTCTATCATCAAGTGAGCGATCACTTGGTATTACGGGTAGGATAGGTAAATTAGTCAATGATATGAGCTACTCAATGGCCAGCTCGATGAAAGAATTGTCTGGCTTAAAAAGCGTCATGAGCAATGTATATGGCAGTATGGCTAATAGCTCGCAAGCGATGAGTAGAAACGCTAGTTAAAGAAATGTGGATGGCAATTCCTCTTCAAATGCAAACAAATCAGATTCATATAACTTTGCTGATATGTTTAGAGGTTCAACATTCGTAATTAGAGAAGAAGCGGATGTACAAAAACTAGCAGTGGAATTAGGTAAATATGTGAAGACATCAGGAAGAAGGGTGGGGCAACTGTGAGTTTGACAATTGACGGTAAACCTTTAAAACAATTAGGTTTAGCACTTTTACCAGGATTCCAACATCCAGCAGCCCCACCAGTTCGTGACTATACTGTTTCTATACCCGGTCGTCCTGGTGCATATTACTTCGGATCAGATATAGATCCTATGGAGTTTAACTTACCATTAATTATTAAACCACAAGAAAATAGATTTGAATTGGCGGCAGCTATCAGAAAAATGGTATCTGCTTTTATTGATCCTTATGGTAAACCAAAGGAAGTGAAATTGATTTATGATTATGAACCAGACAAGTATTATCTAGCTAGATATAGTGGTTCAATGGCAATTGAGCGTTATTACAGAATGGGTAAGTTTGAATTGCCTATGATAGCTTATGATCCACACGCTTATTCAATTATAGAAAGTAATAAAGATGTTCTGTGGGGTGAAGAAATTCCATTCATGTCAGATATCCCTTTGGATATTGGTGCCACTTCTTACACGATTACTACCCCACAAACATTAAATATAGATAACTTAGGCTCTTTGGTTGTTCGACCAATTATCGAAATTACAGGTAATGCAACATCGTTAACTCTCACCATTAAAGGCGAGAGTTTTTCTTTTGGAAGTTTTACAAATTCATCATTTTTAATAGATACACAAACTTATACAGCGATAAAAAATGGGCAAAATTTCTTGTTCCAGCTAAAAGGAAACTTAGAAAAATTAGAATTAATGCCAGGCGCTAATGCAATAAAAATAGGCGGTTCAAACCTAAACATCAATATTGCATTCAAATACCGCGCAAAATATATATAAGGTGGTGACGTAAATGGCTGACGCGCCTAAATTATTACCAACAGATACCCTGAAAATAGGTTATCCAAAGATAAATCAAGCTATTGATAATGCAAATGAAGCAAAACAAATGACAATAGACAATAAAGGACTGATTACAAATGCTGGTTCAATTTATCCACTAGATAACATTGTAAGAGACGGAGTTTCAAATCCTGTAGATCAGAGAGTGAAAGATACTATTCTTTATACAAAAGTATATGGAGCGCGACCTGGTAAAGTATACGCAATTGAATGGTTAGGTAATGGATATGTAAATAACGGGGAAGCACGTTATAGTATGACTATTGTCGAGTTTGATAAAAATAATTTCGGTACAAATAGCGCTAGTGGACGAAGAGTATTAAAAGACTTTAAGAATTATAATTTTCCAGCTCCAACAGAAAATATCGTGAACAGAATCATCAATATTCCTGAAGAAGAGTTAATCTTTGTAGTAACATACGATCGTTCAAAAATGAATGCTGAGTTCATAAATATAACAGATAAGTCGTATGGAGCTGCTAAAGGGTGTATTATCCATGAAAATAACTATACTTATTTTGAAAAACAAGGATATTTAAGGAATAATTCTGGTGTTGTTTATCCTCTTAAAAATATCAAAAGGGATAATACAATGAATGCAGAATCTAAAGAGATTAATGCAGCTATATTAGATGTAAAGATTTATAATGCTAAAAAAGGGAAGAAATATAAAATAGATTTTATAGGAAACGGCACAACCGCCTGGGGAGAACCTAACTATTCTGTATACCTTCAAGAGATGGATGCTGAATTTCAAAATATCGTTCAAATATTTAATAGAAGTAATCACAATTTTTCTGCGCCGAATGAAGCGGTTGTTACTCGGACAGTATCGGCTGATTCAACGGATATAATTATGTCTGTAACCATAGACTATTCCAAAATGACTAAACTTAGTTATGCGATGAATTCAAGTGGTTCAGAAGGATATGGTTATATTGTAGATGAATCAAATTATTATTACACTGCAACTGCTTTCGGGGAAAGTGATGTATCTGGGTTCTCACTTATATGCTCTAAAATTGGCACGAATCATCGTGTACAGTTTCCTTTTTCGGATAATAAAAACATGATTATTGATTTTGACGAACTAGGAATCAATAAAATTTTCCATCCGCGGAGAATTTACTCACTTGATAAAGTTAATGGCGGATTAAACCCAAGCTTCACAGGTGCAACATTAATCAAAAATATTAATACGGATTGGATTAGTCCATATGGTTTAGCTGCTATAAATACCCCATTAAACTCAAATGCATTCACTGTGGGCGGAAATCATGGCACAAACAGTGCTTCTGGATTCCCAACAGCTCGAAATATATCAGTTAGTATGTACGCTGATAACCAATTGGTGAGTGACGGGCAAGCGTCTTATGCAAAAGGTAAAGTTGTAATCGAGGTGCTAAATTACATTTCGGCTCCAAATGTAATCGATACAACGACAGGAGAAAAACGTGATAGTGTAGCGGAATATGTGACATATACCATTACACCCAAAAACATTAATGTATCAGTAACGTTAGAAGCCATTGAAGAAGTAGATTTAAAATACTACCTAGGAATTCAGGCAGAAAAAGATGGTCCTTGGTACAAATATCTTTATTATATGCCTGATATTAATCCAACTATTTTGGATATGACGGCAGATACGGCAGAAGGTAATTCCGGTTTATACCCTGGTTCGAAAGCAGATCGCTTTGTTATGAAAAAAGATAATTTCGTATTAATTGGACAGCGTTCTGATGAAATAGGTGTTGGTAGAAGCACAATGATTACCGGGCAAAAGATTTTCAAGCATACTGCTGGGATAGGTGGAAAAGTATACGGTCATTTAATCGGAACACCACAACGATTAAAAGTAGGTGATACTATATATTTCACTGGTTCTTATACATTTACCGAGTCGTTATCATGTCCAGGTGCTGAAACTGCTTATTTTATTAAAGAAGGGCAAGAAAAGATATATTGTGTAGATTTCTTTGAAGCTGTAAGTAATACATTCTTACAAGTAGATAAGGATGATTTTAATAAGAAGATATCGATTGTGGAGAAGAGTGAATCTGTTACAGTAGATTCGTTTACCTCAAGTAGGGGATTAAAAATGTCTGCTACGGGATACGGACAGTTGAAATTTAAAGTGGATTAAAAGTTCTGAAGTAAAACTTCCCTAGAAACTAGGGGTTTTACTTCAAATATTAATTTATTTTTCCACAAAGTGGACAGCGGTATACTTTTTTTCCTTCAATTAAAATGACTTGAGTTTCGTGAGATTCCTTTTTGCATCCTGTACAAACGTCATAAATTTCATATGCATTTTTAAAGTCTTCAGCAGTTAGTGTAGTTGTCACAATTAATATCCCCTTATAATTTTGTTTATACTAATAGTATGCAGATAAAGAAATGGAAAATCAAGGAGTTAATAGGATTAATAGTGTTTATATATAAAATGCTAAGAGAGGGCTGGACAATAAATTATTTTCAAATATATAATTTTTATAGATTAAGGGAAGGAAAGTGAAGAATGTCTATCAGCTTTGGGAATATTAGTATACAATTGAAAAATTATTATCAGATCCATCTTAACTGTCATGCTTTAGGGGATAACTTAGAATTTGCTTATTATGTATATAGGGATGAAAATGTTATTGAAAAATTTCCATATACTTGCGAATCTTCTTTCCTATATAACCTGACAGAAACAGGTGAGTATAGAGTTAGGGTGTTTGTTAGGGATAAAGATGGTAATAAAATTGCTAAAACAAGTGCAAAAGTTAATTTCTTAGGTTTTGAAAAAAAGAAGAATAATCTCGTTAAATCAAAAGTTGCTATTTATGGTGTTTCTAAAACAAGTGCTTTCATTAAAACAATTTTAGAATCAAGATATAAAGTATTGTATTTTGTAGATGAAGATTCTAATAAATGGGGAGATAATTTCTTCGGATTAGAAATAAAAGATATTAAAGAATTACAGGATAATCCTGATATAAAAGTTATTGTGGACGAACCTTTTTCGAAAGGAATTAACAACAAACTATTAAATTATGGTGTAACAGAATATGAATTCTTTGATTTCAGTCTATCTCCTAATAACTTAGTTATACAAACTATGTATGATTTGAAATCAATTAATCTATACAATGCGTCTAGATTCTGTTATAAAAATGGTTTAATACAAGAAGCGGATTATATACGTGATTTCATCCAGTTTAAATTCAATTCATTTATTCCATACACAGCTGAAATTGGAGAAGGAACAAGATTTGGATATGGTGGCGTAGGTACAATAATTCATAAAAAAGCAAAAATCGGAAAGAATTGCGTGATATCTCAAAACGTAACGATTGGATCAAGAGGGCCGCTACCGAATGTAGGTGATAATGTATTTATTGGTCCTGGAGTGAAGTGTCTTACTGGAAAAATAGGTAATAATGTAGTTATCGGTGCTAATTCAGTTGTAACGAAAGATATTCCAGATAACTGTGTTGTTGCTGGAGTGCCAGCAAAGATTATCAGTACGGATATTGAAAACTACTCAAGATACTTAACGAAAAAGTAGTACCTATGATAGAAATAATATGAAATTTTTAAAACAGTTGTTCAAGTATTTTTGAACGGCTGTTTTTTTATATAAAAAGAAGGTGATACATTGCGATATATAAAGCTTTACGACAAACAAATGAAACTTAAAGCATATCTCGAAAATGCATTTAAAATAAAGTACAGCCCACCTCTCAATGAACTTTGGACGGCGGGTTTTTCATTACCTTTTACTGATCCCAAACGAGAAGAAATTCAAACATTTGATTACGTGGAGATATTTGATAACGGTAAACGTATTGGTTTGTTCCGTATTATGGATAGCGAAGAAAAAAGGGAAGTAAATGAAAAAATAATAACGTATGACTGTGAGCATGTTTTATCTACACTAATGGATAGCGTGCTTTTTGGTTATCACGAAAGAATTAATTTAACAACAAGGGAGAATATCGAGTATCTCCTTAGCAAACAAAGAATAAAGCATTGGAAACTTGGTCAATGTGATTTTGCAAAATATTTTCAATATAGTTGGGAAAATGAAGATACGATATTAGGACCGATATATAGTATTGCAAAACCGTTTGATGAAAAATTCCAATGGACATGGGACGATACTTCCTATCCTTGGACTTTAAATCTCGTGAAATATTCCGATGAAATTACAGGTGAACTTCGATACCGAAAGAATATGAAGGGGATTAAGCGCAAAGTAGAAGCGAAAGATGTCATGACAAGGGTTTATCCGCTTGGTTATGGTGAAGGGGTAAACCAACTTACAATAAAAAGTGTGAATAATGGCCTTCCTTATATAGATGCTCCTGATTTCGTCAGGGAGTTGCATGATGGGTTTGATTATATTTGGGTAGATAGACGATTCGAGGACCCCAAAACCCTATACACATCAGCAAAATCGTTGTTACTAAAAGCGTGTATGCCTAAAATTAAGTATGAAATTGATGCAATTGACTATGAATTAATAGATCCATACAAAATAGAGAAGTATGAGACTGGTAAGCTAGTCCGCTTATATGATGAGGATTTTAATATATCAGTTGATTTGCGAGTAATGGACCGTCAAAAAGATGATGTCACTGGCAATCCTCTTGATGTAAAACTTGTATTAGAAAATAAGGTAACGGATTTAGGGACAATACAAGCTGATATTGAGAAGCGACAGAAAGTCAATGAAGTGTATTCTCAAGGGACAACTAATATTGATAGTCAACCTTTCCAAGACAATTGCGATTCGGACCATCCGGCTGTTATTAGATTTCAAATACCTAACGATGTTAAGAATGTGAATCAACTGATACTGACATTTGAAACATTACGGTTTAGAGCATATGAGCGAGCTATTAAAGGTGGGGGAGCTGTTGTTGCTTCAACTTCTGCTGGTGGTGCGAATGTATCTTCAACAAGTTCCGGTGGTGGTACAGTTGGTTCGACGTCATCAGGTGGAAGTTCCGTGCAAGCAAGTAGTTCCGGTGGTGGTACGGTTAAAGCTTCAAGTAGTGGGGGAGATCATGTTCATAAAATGTTTCATGGTGGAGGAATTGTTCCTGCTGAACCATCAACAATAGGATTATATACAGCTTTTTCCGATCCAGGAAGAAATACATCAGCTTCATTTTACGCAAAAGGAACGGGATCTAGTTTCTACACATATGGTTCTAGTGGAAATCACACTCATGACATTAACATTCCGAATCATACGCATAATATCAATATACCAAATCATAAACACGACATTAGTATTCCGAATCATACGCATGATATTAATATACCAAATCATAAACATGAAATAACTTTGCCAGACCATACACACGAAATTGAATTTGGTATTTTCGAATTATATGAAACTCCATCAAAAGTAACGATTGAAGTTGATGGGAATAAGTTGCCGTTTGATTCGATACGCGGACAAGATATAAATTTAATTCCTTATTTAGCGAAGGATGATGAGGGGAAACTTCAACGTGGCCGTTATGTTGAAATTAAAATCACTCCAAATAGTTTAGCAAGGATAAACGCTACTGTTACCGGTAGACTTTTTATCCAGTCAAGGAGTGGCGGTACGTATTAAGATAAATGATTAGAAATAGAGAAGGAGTTGGATAACATATGCGAACAATTGAAATCCATACACATGGCGGATTAAAACACAAGGTACAAACTGAAACTTACAATGCACAAATATTAAATGAACAACTAAATAACGATGACTTGATTACCATTCTTATTGGTGATTTTATTATTCAACGAATTGATGTGAAACGCATTTCACCAATAGATTCACCTATGACAGAAGGAACTCAGAAGCTTAAAGTTCACACAAATGGCGGGAAAGAAATTGAAATCCTAACAAATGATTATGATCCGTATTTCATAAACGAAAAGTTAAATAGTAATAATACAATCACGGTAGTAATTGGCGATTATGTCTTTTCTCGAATTGATGTGAAGCAAATTATTCAAGTGAAGGAAGAGGTTACAGAGCAGTTATAAACTGGTCTTTTTTTATTGTCAATAAGGGGGAGAAAGATGGAAGATGCAATTTTTAATTCGGTTATTCAACAAGGAGCATTCGCAGCATTATTTGTGTGGATGCTATTTACTACGCAAAAAAAGAATGAGCAGCGTGAAGAAAAGTACCAACAAGTAATTGATAGAAACCAACAAGTTATTGAAGAACAAGCAAAGGCTTTTGGATCTATTTCTAAAGATGTAACAGAAATTAAACAAAAACTATTTGAAGGAGATGTTCAGTGATGAGATATATCGTTGATATTTCAAAATGGAATGACAAAATTAATTGGCCAGTGGCAGCACCGCAAATTGAATTAGCGATTTGTAGAGTTCAGTATGGTTCCAATTTAGTAGATTATTTATATAATGAGCATGTAACCAAACTAGAGCAATATGGTATTCCACATGCTGCATATGCTTATGGATGCTTTGTATCAATAGCTGATGCAATTGTGGAAGCAAAGGACTTCCTAGCAAGAGTAAATCCAAATGCTAAGTTCCTGGTATTAGATGTGGAAGATGATACAGTAAAGGCGATGAAAAGCAAAGGGAATCTTAATGATTTAGCAAAAGCATCGCAAGCGTTTATCGATACATGTAAAGCTGCAGGTTGGAAAGTAGGATTTTATGTAGCGCATCATATGTACGGTGACTATAATTTGCAAAGTGTACAAGCTGATTTTATTTGGTTGCCACGATATGGAACGAATGATGGTAATCCACAAAAGAAACCTTCGTATTCTTGTGATATTTGGCAATATACTGATAACGGTTATATTGATGGTATTGGAAAGGTAGATATTAACTCATTGCAAGGGGTTAAAAGATTAGAGTGGTATACTGGAAGCTCTAACAAAAGTTACCGTATTAACATAGGGGATTTTAATGAATTAACATGGGCAGGAGATACAAAACGACAGGTAAAAGAATTATTTCCTGATTATGGTATATGGGATGAGAAAATAAAAGGCGCACATCGTTTGTTTTTAGGAGACTTTAACTCTAAAGAATGGTGTGATGAAACATTTGCTAAATTGAAAGAGTGTTTTCCTAATTATGGAATGTGGATTGATGAGGTTTAATCAAGTAGGTGACCGTCTCGTATGAGACGGTCTTTTTTTGTTAATTCAATGTAGTATTTGTTTATAAAGAGATAAAAATTAATTTTAAAAAATTAATATAAATATATCTGAATGTAAATGTAAAAATAGTAAACAAAGAGTTGTTCCAACTCTTTAGGTAAGTTAAATGACTATATACTATCAATATTGTTTTTAATTAATTCTATCTAATGAAAAAGAAATTATAGATTTACATTTTAATATTTATACTTTTGCAATATAATAATATAGGCGATTGAATGGTTAAATAAATTTATTTTGAAAGGGGCCGAATAGTGAAGAGAAATCTTTTATCAAAAGTTTTTATACTAAACCTCTTTTTTATGTGTTTTTTTATTAGTATTCCAAGTATAAAAGCGGAATGGGATACAAAAAAACCTGTACTAAAGAATATTATATATAGTAAAGAGGTGGTAAAACCAGGTGAATCAATTGATATGTACATTGATGCAGAAGATACAGATTCAGGTATTAAAAGTATCGCTGTGAGTTTAATAAATCCATCTAAAAATAAAACTATCTACTTGTACGATTTTAGACAAGATGAAAAAGGTAGATGGGTAACAACTACACAAATACCTGAAGTTGTAGAGAGTGGAGAATGGACCCTGGAATATATAGTTATAGAAGATCATGCGGGGAATCAACTTAAGATATTTGATGGATTTGATAAATATCTAATTAAAAACTTTATAGTAGATGGGCAAGATAAATGGGACATAGAAAAACCTGTACTAAAGAATATTACATATAGTAAAGAGATAGTAAAACCAGGTGAATCAATTGATATGTACATTGATGCAGAAGACACAGATTCAGGTATTAAAAGTATCGCTGTGAGTTTGATAAATCCATCTAAAAATAAAACTATCTACTTGTACGATTTTAGACAAGATGAAAAAGGTAGATGGGTAACAACTACACAAATACCTGAAGTTGTAGAGAGTGGAGAATGGACCCTGGAATATATAGTTATAGAGGATCATGCGGGGAATCAATTTAAGATGTTTGATGGATTTGATAAATATCCAATTAAAAACTTTATAGTAGATGGACAAGTAAATAGTGTGTCTTTAACAAGAGATGTAGAAAATCCAAAATTAGGTCAGATAATAACTTTTACAGCCAAAACAACAGGAAGTAGTCAGCCAGTATATCAATTTTGGGTAAAAGAAGATGGCAACTGGCGAATGGTACAAGATTATAGTAAAACAAATACATTTAAGTATACCTCAAATAAAAACGGTGATTATAATGTATCCGTGTATGCTAAAGCAGCAGGTTCTATAGCGAAGCAAGAAGCAATGCAAGTTCATAGCTTTAAAGTGAAACCTTTAGAAAAAGTAACAGCTGTAGAATTGAATAGAGATGTAGAAACACCAAAGGTAGGTCAAACAATAACTTTTACAGCAAAGGCGACAGGAAGTAGCCAACCAGTA